ACTGACTTTTATTGCGTTTACGGAAATTTCCCATGAAATCACGTGATGATAAAAATAGCATAGCTGCATCTGTTGATGGTTTTGGTGGGGCACTGCAAAGTGTTCCATTGCCAGAGGGTGTTCAGTTAAGAAGTGATGATGAAATGATTATCTGGGATCAGTTCACGCGCGCACGCGCACGCGAGGATTGGCGAGATATGGATTTGATCCTCTTGGCTAAAGTTGTTCGCATGGAAGCAGATATACGTCAGCATCAAGAAACACTGGATAGGTCTGGTGTTTTAATTAAAAACAAGCGCGAAACATTAATTCCAAATCCGCTGATCTCTGTCATCGATACGTTAGAGCGTAGGCAGTTAGCGGTTATCCGTTCAATGTCTTTAAACCAACAACACTCTGATCCTAGAACACTTAACGCCAGTGCAAAAACAATAAGCGAAAACAAAAGCATCATATCGTATTTATCTGGTGAGGATTTAATAGCAATGCCTGAGGGAAATAATAAATGAACAACTATGAACACAAAATAGTATCCGTCGATGATGTTGTTCCTTATGCTTTAAATAGCCGAACACATAGCCAGTCACAGGTTGCGCAAATCGCTGCTTCAATTCGTGAATTTGGATTTACCAACCCAATTTTGATTGACGAAAACCTTAATCTGATTGCTGGTCATGGTCGATTAATGGCGGCAAAGAAATTAAGCATACAAGAAATACCTGCCATTGAGGTAACAGGCTTAGATGATCGAAAGCGCAGAGCATTAATCATTGCTGATAATAAATTGGCAGAAAATGCTGGCTGGGATGATGAAGTATTAAAAATTGAACTTGAAGATTTGGCTGGTGATTTTGGCGAGTTGATGGGCTTTACGCAAGATGAACTTGTGAAGCTATTGCAGGGTGACGATGCTGAAAACGAATATACGCAAAAAACCGAAGTTCCGTATTATGAGCCAACAGGTGAAAAGCCAGATATTGTTGAACTATATAACGATGAAAAGACAAGAAGCCTGCTTCAAGAGATTGAATATGCTGATGTAACAGATGAAGAAAAACGGTTTTTAACATTAGCTGCTGGGCGACATACTGTTTTCAATTTTGAAAATATAGCCAATTTTTATGCTCATGCTTCACCAGAATGTCAGCAGTTAATGGAAAATAGTGCATTGGTGATTAACGATTTTGATAAAGCCATTGAAAATGGATATGTTGAAATGTCCGATAAACTTTTAGAGCAATATCTGAAGGAGTACCCTGAAGATGAATTTTAAATCAGATTTTGCGTGTTTTATTTTAACTCACGGCAGGGCAGATAATTGCGTTACCTACAATGCTCTTAGAAAACACGGATATACAGGCAAAATTTATCTAATCGTTGATGATGAAGATGATCAAATTGATCTGTATAAAAAAAACTATGGCAATCAGGTTATTGTTTTTAATAAGCAGGCTGCCATAGATATGACCGACAGTGGCGATAATTTTGGCAAACGCAATTCTGTTGTCTATGCAAGAAATTATAGCTTTGTCATAGCAGAGCAAATCAACTTGCCATACTTTTTAATGCTGGATGATGATTACAAATCCTTCCGCTATACCTTTGATAATGCAGGGAAATATATAACCAAGAACATACATTTGAATAATTTAGATGTGGCTATGGAAGCGATGCTTGAGTTTTTTATAAAAAGTAATGCTTTGACCGTGGCAATGTCTCAGGGTGGTGATTTCATTGGCGGTGAAGGCTCTAAGGTATCCAAGTTACATCGGCAGGGTAAGTTCTCAAGAAAAGCAATGAACGCCTTTTTCATGGCAAAGGATCGGCCATTTAAATTTATGGGTCGAATAAATGAAGATGTTAATGCTTACACGGAAATAGGTTTACGCGGTGGGTTGTTTATTACTGCCCCGCGTGTGCGCTTAGAGCAAACTCAGACACAAGCTAACGATGGCGGCTTAACGGATATTTATCTTGATTTAGGGACCTATGTTAAAAGTTTTTATTCCATTATGTATGCGCCATCTTGTGTTAAGATCATGTCAATGGGCGTGAAAAGTCGCAGATTGCATCATATGGTTAAATGGAAACATGCTGCACCTATGATTATCTCACAGGATTATAAAAAATGAAGGTAGGATTTACTGCATCGGCTTTTGATTTATTACATTCTGGGCATATCGCAATGCTTCAAGAAGCAAAATCCGTCTGTGATTATCTAATTTGCGGCCTACATATTGATCCATCGATAGAGCGAGAAAGCAAAAATACGCCTGTTCAGTCTATTGTTGAGCGATATATCCAATTAAGTGCTGTGAAATATGTAAATGAAATCATACCTTATAAATTTGAAAGGGATTTAATTGATATTATTTTTATAAAAAACGTAAATATTAGAATAATTGGCGAGGAATATAGGAATACGGAATTTTCTGGACACGAATTGCCAATAGAGCATTATTTCAATAAGCGGCTGCATCGGTTTTCTTCAAGTGAATTAAGAACGAGGTTGAAATAAAGCAATGCAAGAAACCAGAGGTGAAAAGGTAATTCGGTTTATTGAGGCTTTATGCCCAGTTCCAGAAGGCAAACTTGTGGGGCAAAAAATCAAGCTATTGCCGTTTCAGCGTAAATTTATTTTGAATGTTTACGACAACAAGCACGGTACGAGCAGAGCATATTTGAGTGTCGCACGAAAAAATGGCAAATCGGCTTTGATTGCTGGTATTCTTTTGGCTCATATTGTTGGACCAGAGGCGCGTCAGAACAGTCAAATAATTAGCGGCGCAAGATCTCGTGATCAGGCTGCTTTGGTTTTTAAATTGGCAGAAAAAATGGTTCGTTTATCGCCAATGCTAAGTAAAATCATACGTATTGTTCCGTCCCAAAAGTCACTTATAGGTTTGCCTTTAAACGTAGAATACAAAGCAATATCTGCGGAAGCTGGAACAGCACACGGTTTGTCGCCAGTTCTGGCAATTCTTGATGAGGTGGGTCAAATACGCGGGTCGCAAGACGCGTTTGTAGAGGCGATTGAAACTGCACAGGGTGCGCACGATGACCCGCTGTTGATTGCAATTAGCACGCAAGCAGCAACGGATGGTGATTTGTTTTCAATTTGGCTCGATGACGCTAAAAATGCAAAAGATAAAAGGATTGTAAGCCATATCTATGCGGCAGATGAAAATTGCGATGTAATGGATAAAGCTGCGTGGAAGGCTGCAAACCCTGCACTTGGTGAATTTAGAAGTCTGAAAGATATTGAAGATTTTGCAAACCAAGCGGCTCGTTTGCCAGCAAAAGAAAACAGTTTCCGCTGGCTTTATCTAAATCAGCGCATAGAAGCGGTTTCTGCATTTCTTAGCCGTGCTGAGTGGGAAGCGAATTCCAGTGAACCAGAAATATATGACGGTATGCCGTGTTATGCTGGGCTTGACCTATCTGCAAGTCGAGATTTGACAGCTTTTGTAATGGTTTTCCCTGTCGATGGGGTTTATCACGTCAAATCCCAATTCTTTTTACCGTCAGATGGTTTACGCGATAAAGCAAAAGCCGAAAAAGTGCCGTACGATCTTTGGGCCGATGAGGGATATTTAAATACAATCGACGGTCCTGTAATTAATCCAGCTGAAGTGGCTCGGGCTGTCGCTGAAGCCTCTGAGCGTTATGATTTGCAGATGCTCGCTTATGACCGTTGGCGTATTAATGATTTTCAGCGTGAATTAGACGCAATCGGCGCAGTTGTCCCAATGACACCGTTTGGGCAGGGTTTTAGAGATATGTCACCAGCCGTTGATACGCTGGAAAGATTGGTTGCTGAAAGAAAATTGCAACATGGTGGACATCCAATTTTAAACATGTGCGCAGCAAATGCAGTGGCAGAACGTGATCCAGCTGGTAATAGAAAGCTAACAAAAGCAAAATCCATAGGTAAAATCGACGGATTGGTCGCTTTAGCTATGGCACTAGGTTCTATGTCTGCTGAAGATAAATCACTGCCACCAAGCCCGTGGGACGATCCATCATTCACTTTAGCTGCGCAGTAGGGTTTAGAAGTCTAAACAAACACAGCAAATAGTAACATGTTGTCCTCTTGGGGTTAATCGTGTATATTTAAACAAACCATGCGCGATGGAATTAATATATGGGTATCTTTGACAGGTTTCGACGAACCGAAAAACGCAGCTTGGAAAATCCAAGCGTGCCTGTTTCGGCATCTCTATTTGACTGGGGTGGCGCAAGTTCATCTGGGATTGTTGTCAATGAAAAAAACGCAATGTCTGTCCCAGCTATTTGGTCTGCGGTAAATTTTCTGTCAGGTACTTTGGCATCATTGCCAATTCACGTTTATAACGGTGATCGGCGCGGCGATCAGGCTTTGGAAAATATGCTAAATCGACATTCATCCAATGTTGATACGGCTTATGATTGGAAAAAATACACGTTTGATCGCGTTTTTACGAATGGTCGCGGTATTAGCTTAATTAAACGCAATAATGCTGGTCGCGTTTTATCTATTGTGCCTGTTGAGCCTCAAGACGTAACAATCAAGCGCACAATGCTTGAAGATGGCCCAACGTACACATACAAGATTGATGGAACGGGCGTATTCGGCGCAGAAGATGTTATCGAAACTGTTTGGATGCGTGATTATGACTATGTTAGCCATATTTCACCGTTTGTGGCGCATAAAGACATCATCGCATTGGCCATTGCTGCCACAAAATACGGTTCAAAGGCGTTCCAAAGCGGCGGTATTCCACCTGCGGTTCTGCAAGGCCCGTTTCAATCTGCTGCATCTGCTGTTCGTGCCTCTGACGATGTTGCGAATACAATGGCTAAATTGGCCCGTGAGGGTCGCCCCGTCATGGCGTTGCCAATGGGTCATGAATTAAAGGCTGTTGGTTTTAACCCAGAACAGATGCAATTTATCGAATTGAAGCAGTTTTTGGTTGAAGAAATCGCTAGAATTTACGCTCTGCCGCCGACTTTCTTGCAGGATTTGTCTCGTGCAACATTCTCAAACGTTGAACAGCAAGATTTGCATTTTGTGAAACACACAATCGCAAAATGGGTAAAGCAGTTTGAAAGCGAGTTGTCGCTAAAGCTATTTGGTCGCAATTCAGAGCAATATGTTAAAATCAATCTTGATGGTTTGCTACGCGGCGATCTTCAAAGCCGTATGCAAGCATATGCGACATCCATTCAAAACGGCATTCGTACTCCAAACGAGGTTCGTAGCCTAGAGGAATTGGAGAGCAAGCCAGAAGGCGACGACTTGATGATCCAAGGCGCGACTGTTCCCATTAAAAATCAAATGCCTGAAAACGGAGGCGAAAATGTCTGAGAAAGAAATTCGTGCTTTACACAAAAGCGTTGAAATCCGCGAAGAAGATAGCGGAGAAATCCGTGTTTCTGGTTATGCGGCTGTTTTCGGCGAAGAAACAAACATCGGCGGCATGTTTACCGAGGAAATTCGTCAGGGAGCCTTCAAAGACGCTGTAGGGCGCGATGATGTGGTTTTTCTAATTAACCATGAGGGATTACCATTGGCTCGCACACGCTCTGGCACATTGACGCTGCGTGAGGATGACCACGGGCTTTATATGGAAGCTGCTCTTGACCCATCTGATCCAGATGTTCGTAGCATTGTTCCAAAAATGAAGCGCGGCGATTTGGATAAAATGTCTTTTGCATTTATTCCGACACGTCAATCTTGGGATGATAAGTCAAAAACACCAAAGCGCATGATCGAGGAAGCGCAGTTGTTTGACGTTTCTATTGTTACCACACCTGCTTATGATGGCACTGAAATTGGGCTGCGTTCATTTGAACAGTTTAAAGCCGAAAAGAGCAAACTCACCGAACAAACCCGCAATCGCTTAAAGCGTAAATTGCGGAAGTTATAACAACGGGTTCCCGTTGTTTTGCCTCAACCCCCGTCCCTTGGGCAAGGACTTGATCGAAAGGAGCCAAAAATGGCGAATTTGAAAGAACTGCGGGAACAGCAAGAAAAGCTACATGCTGAAGCCCGTGACGCACTGAACGAAGCAATTTCTTGTGAGGATGAAGGCCGCGCGCAAGAGTTGGAAGCACGTCATGACGCAATCATGGCTGACTTTGACAAAGTACAAGCGCGCGCCGAGAAATTGGCGGCTTTGGAAGCACAGCAGCGCAAACTTGAGGAAGTTGCTGTAAAAACTCCTGTTCGCGAAGCGATTGCTCGCGGTGTCGATAAGGGTCTGACAATGGACTATCGTCGTGCATTCGCGGAAATGGTCGCGGCTGGTGGTGATAGCTACGTTGATCCAGAGGTTCGCAATGTTTTGCGTGAATACCGTGCGCAAACAACAACAGCGGCTTCTGGTGGTTACACTGTACCTTCAGAAGTTGCATCCTTTGTTGAGAAATCATTGATTGCTTCTGGCCCAATGTTGGGTGGCCAATACTTCAGCTACATCAACTCACCAGATGGCCGTACATTCACCATCCCAACAGTTGATGACACAGCGGTAACTGCTGTTGCACACACTGAAGGTGCCGCGGTCACAGACGATGGCGGCAAAGACGCAACATTCGCTGCTAAAACTTTGGGCGCATATTCATTCGACACAGAATGGGTTCGCATCTCCAAAGAATTGGACGCAGACAGCATCATCGGCATGGAAGGCTTCATCGGCCAGCTATTGGGTGAGCGTCTAGGTCGTTTGGGCAACGCGAAACTGACAACTGGTTCAGGTTCTTCTGATGTTGAGGGTATCGTTACCAACACAGCAGCAGGTAAAGTTGCAGCGTCAACATCTGCAATCACATCGGATGAAATCATTGATTTCGTTCACTCAGTAGATGCAGCATACCGCGCATCAGCTTCAACAGCTATCATGATGGATGACACCACATTGGCAGCGGTTCGGAAGCTTAAGGACGGGCAGGGCAATTATCTGTGGTCCATGGGGAATGTTCAAGGCGGCGTACCAGCAACATTGTTGGGCTACAACGTTTTGGTAAACAACGACATGGCAGGTATCGGCGATGGCGCATCATCCAAAGTGATGGTGTTCGGTGATATGTCTAAATACTATGTGCGCCGTGTTGGTGGCATCGAGACATTCGCAGCGCGCGAGCGTTTCGCACCAGATTACGGTCTATTGGGCTTCATGCGCGTTGATGGCGTATTGTCCAACACAGCTGCAATCAAGCACTTGGCATTGGCCGCATCATAAAATAACGGCGGGGCTTAACGGCCCCGCTTTCTTAATACGGAGGTAGAAATGCCAAAGATTAGATTATTGACTTCAATGGCTGGTATTGATTTTTCTCATAATCGCGGCGACATCATTGACGCAAGCGATGCAGAGGCAAAACGCTTTATCGAAGCTGGCATTGCAGAGCCTTTAGAAGTAAAAAAAGTTGAGCGTGCTGTCAAAAAGACCGTGACACGCAAGGCTGTGAAGGAACAATAAAATGGTAAAGCCGCTGTCTTGTCATCATACGCTTGAATTAGTTGATGCGCCTGCAAGCCTGCCTATCTTTTTGGATGAGGTAAAGGCACAGTTGCGCGTTGAGCATTCAGATGATGACACCTTGATTACGCGTCTAATCAATGTGGCGGTGGCTTACACTGACGTAAAAGGTGCGCTGGGGCAGGCTATGATTACCCAGAAATGGGGTCAGTGGCTTCCATATAACCCAACGCAACAAATTGGACTGTTATTAGGTCCAGTGCAAAGCGTAACTGCGGTAAAGTATTACGACACAGACGGCGTTTTGCAGGATGATGACGTAAACAACTATGATGTTTTCGGCACAGAGCAGCGTACAATCGTATCACCAAAATCTGGATTTTCTTGGCCAACAGCACAGCAACGTGACGATGCGATCAAGATTGAGTACCAAATTGGATTTGGGGACGCATCTACAGATGTACCAGAGACAATTCGTCATGCCTTAATGCTATTGATTGGTCACTGGTATGATAACCGTGAGCAAACCCAAATGGATCAACTGCAAGACATCCCATTCGGGTTTATGGAATTGATGAACATGCACAGGGCGTGCTGGTATGGTTAAGGCTGGTCTTTTTCGTGATCGTGTGACGTTCCAGCGTTTATCCTCTGGCGCGGTTGATGATTACGGTAATGTTTATAACGGATGGTCTGACCTAACCACGCGATCTGGTGATCTGCGGGAGCAAAAGGGCAAAGAGGCCATTTCTGGTGGTGCATTGCAAGACAACGGCATGGCTACTCTGCGTGTTCGCTCTGACAGCGTTACATCGACAATCACTGCGGCTGATCGTGTTGTTGCGCGTGGCAAAACTTGGGCAATTAAAAATGCGATCCAAGTTGACGCAAAAGACACCTTGATTGAGTTTGTGCTTGAGAAAGGCGTTGCGTCATGAAGTTTGGTGCGAAAATTACTGGTCAGAAAAAGTTGATGCGTCAGCTTAAGGATTTGCCAGATGCGTCACATGAGGCTCTGAAAAAGAGCATGATTGCGACAGCTAAAACTGGCGCACGCAAGGCTAAGGCTATTGTGCCAGTTGATACTGGTGAACTAAAGCAAAGCATCAACTGGAAGTATCATGAAAGTGGAAAAGGCTTATTCGCATTTGTGAACTTTCAGGATGGCACAAAAGAAAATGCGATCAAGGTTGGTGTTGTAAACTATGGTCGCAGAGATGGCACCTTTAGCGGCTATCGTTTTATCGAAACCGTAAAGATGCTAATTGCGGCACGGCATATGCGTGCGGTACGCAGAAATTTGAATAAAGCGTTCAGAGAGGTAGTTAGATAATGGCTGACGGTTACTCACTATCTCTGCAAAAAGGCATCCGCGCTGCGTTGGTGGCTAACTCTGGTGTGACAGATTTGGTTTCAACTAGAATTTACGATGAGCCACCGCAGAACGTAACTTATCCTTATGTCAGATTTGGCAATATTGAACCATCTGCGTTTGATACCGACACAGCCGAGGGCGCACTTGTTGATTTGAGCCTTGAGGTTCATTCGCGCAGTGCGTCAGGCCGTGTTGAGGCCATGCAGGTGGCAGAGGCTATCAAGGTGGCCTTGCATCGTCAGGAAGCGTCTGTGACTGTCACAGGTTACACGCTAGTAGAATTGATTTTCGAGACTTTTTCTGGCACAAGAGATGATGAAGGTCGTGGTTATACGGCTATCATATTGTTTCAAGCTATGCTTGACACTGCCTAAACTCCCGCGCTGTGGGCAAGCGCATTGATAAAGGAGGCCGATCATGGCTAAACAACTTGGACGCGCCCTGCTGGTGAAGATCGGTGACGGCGAAGCATCTGAAACATTTTCAAACCTATGTGGCTTGAACTCAAAATCATTGACCATCAACAACTCAAGCATTGACGTGACAACACCAGACTGCACATCGCCAGAGGGCGCATTGTGGACTGAGACACTGGCGGGCTTGAAAAACGTGTCTGTTTCTGGCGATGGTTTCTTTGAGGACAGCACAGCAGAAGCACGCATGAACACAGTTGCTATGTCTGCTGACAATAACTGCAATTTCCAGATCGTTGTTCCTGATTTTGGAACATACGCTGGCGCATTCCGCATTGCATCTGTTGAGTTTGGTGGTGAGACAGAAGGTGGCGTGACTTACAGCGTTTCACTTGAAAGCACTGGTGCTGTAACCTTCACGGCGGCATAATATGACTATTACGGCAGAAGCGCCGCGCGGGGGTGTTGTCGAGTACATCGGCGACACCTCCTATACGTTCAAGCTACGCAATCGTGAGATTGAGCGTTTTGAGGATAAGCATCGCGGCATCTTTGAACTTTGGGAAGGTTTTTTCCAAGGTGGCAAAAAGCCAACAAGCACAGAGGTGCGTGACATTCTTGCGCTGGGCTTGGTTGGTGGCGGCATGAAGGATCATGATGCTGATGCTGTTATATCAAAGGCAACACCAGAGGATTTGATGCGGCTGTATCAGGTGGCGCAAGCGGTTCTTGGTGTGGCGTTTATGCCTGACGTTGCAGAACAGTCAGACGTAAAAAAAAAGACAGAGGACCAACCCCAAAGCGATTAAGCGTTAGGACAATGATTTCCAACGGTATCATTGCGGGCTTAAAACCAGAGGAAATCCGTGATATGATCCCCAAGGACACATGGATTGTCTTTGAAGGGTGGCAAAATGCACATTCCCCTAAAAAGGCTGGTTCTGATGCAATGACAGCGGATGACTACCGCGCCCTAGTGGAGAAAGTAGATGGCAATTTCAGCAGAGCAGCTTAACATCATTCTAAGCGCCCGTGACAAAGAGTTCACGAAAGCAATGGAGCGCAGCCAACGCCGCGTTGAGATGTTTGCCAAGAAATCTCAGAAAAGCATGTCAACCACGGGCAAGGCTTTTGCAAACTTGGGGGATGTTGCAAATAAGTTTGGTCTGGCACTATCCGCTGGTGCAGTCGCAACTGGATTTGTGACGGCGATTGATAACGCAACAAGGTTGGCAAAGGAACTGACCAACTTATCGCGCATTTCTGGCACAAATGTTGAGGATTTTCAGAAATTTGCTATTGCCGCAAGAACTGTTGGAATTGAGCAAGACAAGCTGGCTGACATCCTAAAAGACGTAAATGACAAGTTCGGTGATTACATCGCAACAGGCGCAGGCCCACTTGCTGACTTTTTTGAAAATATTGCGCCAAAGGTTGGCATAACTGCTGACGCATTCCGTGGCCTATCGAGTGACCAAGCACTTGGTCTTTACGTCAAAACGCTTCAAGACGCTGGCGTAAACCAGCAAGAATTGACGTTCTATATGGAGGCATTGGCAAGCGATGCAACTGCGCTTTCGCCTTTGCTATTAAATAATGCTGAAGCGTTAGACGCTATTGGGTCAAGCGCACAAGATTTGGGTCAGATACTCGATGAGGATTTAATAAAGCGCACAACTGAGTTGCGTGATCGGTGGGATCAGGTAATGCGCATCATGACAACTAGATTTGTTCAATTTTTCTCAACGGTTGCGGTTGGATTTGATGAGCTGTTTAACCTAACAGATACTGCAAAGATTAATGATCTTACTGACGATTTGGTCAAACAAGAAAAAACATTAAAATCATTACAGGAGAGCATGGCGACAGCTGGCGAGGCACATAAGGCAATAATGAATGATCCAACTCAGCCGCAATACGCAAGAGATGCCTCCAGATTTGCGTTAGATGAATTTGCGGCTGATATAGCCCAAGCTAGTGCGGAATATCAGTTGATTGCCGATGAAATTAGGCGCTTGCAGGGGAATAAGGGGACTATATTGCCGCCAATCGTTGACCTTGTTGGAAGCGGTAGCGGAACAGGCGGAGGCACTGCTGATAAAGTAAAAGATGTACGCCTTGAGTTCACCAAACTTGGCGAGGCTATGGATGACCTAGACAGCATCGCGTCTACACTGGAAAGCGGTCTTGAGGATGTATTTATGTCTGCCCTTGATGGGGCTGGCAGTTTCAAAGACGCAATGCGCAGCACTGCTCAAGCTGTTATCAAGGAATTATTCCGCGTGCTTGTCGTTCAAAAAATGGTCAATGCGGCAATGGGCTTCTTGGGGATGCCTGTGTCTGGTGGCGGTGGCGCACCTGTAACCACCAGCGCGTCTGGCGGCACATTGCAAGCTGGAACGCCATCTATCGTCGGTGAAAACGGCCCAGAGATGATCGTGCCGAGCCAAGGATCGCGCATTCTAAGCCATGCGCAAACGATGAATGCTTTGCGTGGCGGCGGTGATGGTGTAACTATTGTCCAGAATATCAACGTATCCACAGGCGTGCAGCAAACCGTGCGCACTGAGATCAAATCACTTATGCCGCAGATCGCTGAAAGCGCAAAGGCGGCTGTCGCTGATGCCAAGCGGCGTGGCGGTTCATACGGAAGGGCGTTTTCATAATGGCTATATCTTATCCCTTATCCCTGCCGCAAACTACTGCGATCCGACAAGTTGACTTGCGTGCGATCAATGCGGTTGCTATTTCGCGCAGCCCGTTTACATTTGGCAGTCAGGTTCACGCCTACGCTGGCCAAATGTGGCAGGCAGATATTACGTTAAAGCCCATGCGCAGAGCAGACGCAGAGCAGTGGATTGCTTGGCTTATAAGTTTGCGCGGTCAGTATGGGACCTTTTTACTTGGCGATCCCCTTGGCTGCACCCCACGCGGTCTAGCATCCACTCTTGCTGGTACGCCTGTGGTAAACGGGGCAGGGCAAACTGGCGGGTCACTGAACATCACTGGCGCATCCAGAAATAAAACTGGCTGGCTTTTGGCTGGTGACTATATTCAGCTTGGCAGCGGATCATCATCAACGCTGCATAAGGTTTTGCAGAACGTCAATACGGATGGATCAGGCAACGCAACGCTTGATCTTTGGCCTCATATACGGACGGCACCAGCAAATGGATCAACTGTTGTTGTATCAAATGCAAGGGGTCTGTTTAGGCTGTCATCCAATGAACAGTCATGGTCGGTCAATGAGGCCAGCATCTATGGCATTACATTTGGAGCGATGGAAGCACTATGAGCCGCACAGTACCATCAGCATTACTCACCGCACTTAGTCAGCCAGAGGTTCAGCCGTATTACGCGGTTGAGCTTGATTTTGACACGGCCCCGCTGCGGCTGTGGACGGGCTATGGCGACAAAACCATATTCACCAACACATACACGGGTGCAGGCTCTTTACTGTCTGTGGGCGGCTTAGAGGAGGCGTCAGACCTATCGGCGAAAAACATCACGCTGACCTTATCTGGCGTGCCGCAAAGTATGGTGTCGCTTGCGTTACAGGAACCATACCAGCGGCGGTCCTGTAAGGTTTATTTTGGCACACAGGACACGCCAACACCGATTGAGGTGTTCAGTGGCCTGATGAATACAATGCAGATTGAGGATAGCGGCGAAAGCAGCGTGATCACTCTATCTGTGGAGAGCAAGCTGGTGCGCTTGGAAAAATCGTCAGGATGGCGTTATACTGCGAAAAACCATCAGGCACGCTATCCGAGTGATACGTTTTTCAACTATGTGGCTGATTTGCAGGATAAGGAAATCATATGGGGCAGAGAGAAAGCCTAAACGATTACCTGAAATCGGTACGCAACACGCCTTTTGAATGGGGCGTTCATGATTGCCTTACTTTTACCAATAACGCATTTCACGCCATGTATGGCGAGGGTTGGGCTGATGATTGGCTTGGACGTTACATGGTTGACGGCAGGCCGATGCGTAGAACTGAGTTGATGCGTGAGTTTAAGTTCAGCACGTTTTATGCTGCGGTTGATGCAAGGTTAAACAGAATTGACCATGTGCCGCCACTTGGTGCGCTTGTGGTGACAAGACAGGCGCAACGCTGGGTGACTGGTGTTGCTATGGGAATTTGCACAGGCACCAAGGGCGTTTTCTTATCCAAGGAAGGTGTGCTATATTTGCCGCTAGATGCGATTGAGACAGCGTGGATTAAACGATGAAATATACTCTAGGTGACTTGACGGTTCGGCGCTGGAATGATTGGGATCGTGTTCCGCGTATGCCAGAGGTAGTTATACCATATATCGCTTCAGCCTTAACGGTATCAACTGTTACTGCAACAGTAATTTATTATGTTGGCACAACCTTAATCACATCATGGGCTTTGAACGCACTTGCGCCAAAGCCTGACTTTGGGTCTCTTTCATCTAATGGCATCTTAGTCAACGCCAAGGATGCAACTGCGCCTGCTGAGTTTGTGTACGGTGAGGTGCGCAAAGGTGGGGTTGTCACTTATTACGAAAGCACGGGTGAGGCTAATAAGTATCTGCACCAGATTATCGTTTTGGCGGCGCATGAGGTCAACAGCATTGGTGACATCTATATCAATGATACTGTGGTCACATTGGATGGCAGTGGGTTTGTCACAAGTGATGGATGGGATAGCAAAATCCGCATTCAGAAGTTTGATGGAAGCCAAACGACTGCACCAGCCGATCTGCTGAGTGAAAGTGAACTGACGGGCGACGATGCACTTGACGCAAACTTTGTCGGGAGCGGCTTGGCTTACCTGTATGTGCGTTATGAATATGACCAAGATGTTTTTGCAAGTGGCATCCCGCTAATTACCGCAGTCGTGCAGGGTAAAAAGGTCTATGACCCACGCACAGCGAGTACGGCATACAGCAATAATGCCGCGCTCTGCATTCGTGATTTCCTGACCGCATCATATGGCCTGAATGATGACGCGATTGATGAGACTGCATTTGCGGCAGCGGCAAACGAATGTGATGAAACTGTGGCTCTTGATACTGGCGGTACTGAAAAGCGTTACACGATCAACGGTATCGTGCGTGCAGATCGTGCTGTCGGGGATGTTCTGGGCGACATGATGGCGGCTTGTGCTGGAACATTATTCTGGGGGTCAGGCTATTGGAAGCTAAAGGCTGGCGCATATTCATCACCTGTCAAAACCTTAACGCTGGATGATCTGCGCAGTTCGATCAGCCTAGATACACGCATTACGCTGCGTGATAACTTTAACGAGGTGCAAGGCACGTTCAACGATGCGGAACAGGATTGGATCACGGTTGACTATCCAAAGCTGACAAGCACGGCATTCCTGAATGAAGATGGTGGCGCGGGTAACGAGACAGCCATAGACTTGCAACTACCCTACACCACAAGCGCATCCGCAGCGCAGCGTTTGGCGAAACTAACGCTATTCCGTGGTCGTGAACAGATGACCGTCACTGCCGAATTTGGTATGAATGCCTTTGACATCGAGGTTGGCGACATCATCGCATTCACCAATGATCGGTATGGCTGGGATGAGAAAGAGTTTGAGGTCATCGGATGGCACTTGGCGGCAAACCAAGATGCGGGCGATCTGCGTGTTGCGTTGACCTTGCGGGAAACATCTGCGGCTGCGTTTGACTGGAACGCAGAGGAAAGCGAAATTATCGCCAATAATACCAACCTTACTGACCCCCGTGCAGGTTTGACAATCTCCAATCTCACTGTGACTGATAAGGGCAATGTTCAGACGGACGGGACATTTATTGGTCAAGCACTTGTGCAATGGACATCAGCATCTAGTAGTTTTTTGAACCACTATGAGGTCCAGTGGAATGATGTTAATGAGACATCCTATCAAAGAACGGAAATTCCAGCGGATGAAAATTCTGTCGTGATAAGTCCACTTGAAACTGGAACTCAGTACAACGTGAGAGTTCGCGGGGTTACTGTTTCTGATGTTAAAGGTACATGGGTTTCCGCGCTGCCATATACGCATGGTGGGGACACTATCGCGCCATCTCCAGTAACAGGTCTGACTGCTGTCGGCGGCCCTAAAAGTGCCGTTTTGGATTGGTCTGCGCCGACAACTCAGGTCGGAGGTGGAGATCTTTACGATTTGCGTGGGTACTATATTTACAGAAACACCGTAAATACTCAGCCAGCAGATCCAATCGCATTTTCTGGGTCTGACAAGTATGTAGATGGTGGACTTGCGGTCGCGTCAACATACTACTACTGGGTCACAGCCGTTGATTTTACTGGTAATGAAAGTTCTGCTGTTGCATCAGGTCAAATTACGTCTGACAGTATTGAGCCGACACAGGACACTAGAATTTATACTGGAGTTGTTTGGTATCAAACACTTCAAGCAACTGCCCCATCAACGCCCAGCGCAACCGGTTACAGCGAAACCACGCTTACACTTTCTGGGCTGACATCTGGATGGGCTGAAACCCAGCCAGTTGTTGGCGCGACTGACACAACGGTAAAGGAATGGAAGTCATCATTTAAGGCCGAATATGATATTGATGATAATTTATCAATAACATTTAGCGCTCCGACTGGATCATTCCAGTTCACTGATGATATTGCTTCAGATAATTACAATGGGTCTGGTGACGGCAATACTCTTGGCACGCAGGGTTGGTATATAAATCGAGACACAGGTTTTGCTGAGTTTGGTTCTGCCGCCATTCGGGACACACTCTCTGTTGGGCAGGTGCCTATACTGCCGCAGACGCAAATTACAAATCTGACAAGTGATCTCAGTACGGCGCAGTCAACAGCAAACACTGCTGTAGCTGATGCGGCAACAGCCCAATCTACTGCCAACTCCAAGGTCAAGACTTTTAGCCAAAGCTCAACACCATCAGCATCATCAACAGGTGACCTATGGTACAACACAGGTAATGGATTTTATTATCGCTGGACGGGAAGTTCTTGGGCTAGGACATCAATCCAAGCTGATAGCGTTGTCGCTGGGTGGGTTTATGCGGGAACAATTAATGCAAACAATATCAATACTGGTACACTTAATGCAGACAGGTTGCCTGGTCTTGGTGTGGGTAACAGTACGGCGATTGTAAACGCAGGAATATCTGATAATACGACAACAAACTTTAGCGTTAGCTTTTCTGGGGCCAAGGTTGGCACAAAGTGTATGTGGATTCTTCAGATTGATGGGTATTCAAGCAATGAAAGTCCAAGAATAACAGTAACTCCTGCCGCTACAAATGTCAGCAGGGATCACACTACATCCACAAGAACTTGGATCACAGAGGGTGCTAGCACTGCTATTCGTGAACCTCACACATTTGTTTGCACAGGTACAACATCATCATCAAGCGGTTCTGTTGGGTTTAACGTCTATTTTAATGGGAATGACAGCAGCAGCGGTACATTTAATGGCGTTGTTTCTGCACTAATCTTTAAGGCATAGGGTTATGGAGTACACAATATATGATGGCAATGGATACTACGTCTGCGGTGCAATTCCTGAAAATGGCATCATCCCAGATGAAATGATCCCAGAAGGCGGCAGCGTTGTTGATGGGCTTCACGG